GCCAACCTTGTTCTCTTAAATTATCATTTAATAGGTAGAATGTCCAATAATAAAGTGTCGATCCATATAACTGTATTGAAACTTGATCAGGCCTAAATCCTTCTTGTATAGTGTGAAGATTAAGTACTGAGATTGAATCTTTTATTTGATCTACTACGTCCGAGTATATGGATAAGTCTTGAAATATAGTTGGATCAGTTTCATTTCCAAATTTATATTGTACTTTAGGAAAGTCGTTAAAATAAAGCATTAGAATCCTTTCTCTATATCTTGTGATTGTAAAGCTCTAAACTCAGTAAAAGCTAAAGAAAGATCTATTTCATTTGCCTTTCCATCATTACGAAAACCTCCTCCTGTTGGATTAATAGTGTGTGAAATTGATCTTAGATAACAAGGTAGAATCTTAGGAATGTTTTGATTTTCCGCACCTTTAAAATTAAATGTTATCTTAAACGCATTTGGAAAATTATAGCCGTATGCAACACTTGACTCTCCTCCAATTGGTATATTAAAGGTTTCAGGATAAGCTTCTTTACGAAATGTTTTTATTATTTTTTGAATAACTTCACCTTCTTCAGGAGATGTTGATATAAATTTAAACTGAAATGCAAATTCTCTTACAGTAACTCCAGTAAATAATGTTCTAGTATTTGGATTGACAATCATTCTATTCAACAATGTAGCAGCAGTTCCAACACCGAATGGAGCCTTACCCATTATTCTAGATGCACCTACTCTAGCCGCATCAGATTTAGCTGCTCCCGTTATTGCTGCTGATGGATCACTGACTACATCAATTATATTTTGACTTACATTACCTAGCGCTGCCTTTAATGCATTTTTTATAGATACATCTCCAGCTTGTGCTGCACCTTCAACTGCACCACCTAAAGAATTTAAATCAGCGTTTGTATATCCAATAGTATCCATAAAAGTTTGACTTATTGGGAAATTCATAACGATACTTGGAGATCCTATTTTCTTTTGAAAACCTATTTTAAATTGAGAAGTTGATGCCGCTACATTATTTTTATTATCTGCTTCATCTTCACTTTTTGTTTTTACAAATGATTGAGTTACTGCCGCATCATCGACGAATTGAAATCCCGGATTTCTGACGTTTGCATTTGCCGCATCATCTGAATATGCGCTTGCTGCAAATCGAGCTGCAGCATTAGCTGGACCATCGATACCAGATAAGTTATTTTCTTCAACTTTTGCCTTTACTTTTTCTGAACCAGCAAGATTATCAACTGCACTTTGTGAGTGATTCTTTGCCGTATCACCTTCATTAGGCATGGCATATTCAAATATTTGAAATTTCACAGTTGCCGCATAAGCAGGATTGCCAGTAACATCTAATGGATATTCAAGTTTACTACCTCCACCAGCCGCTATAAAACTTTGCTTATTACCAGTTATTGTTTGTGTTATAATATCATCTTCCGGCCCTATTACCATATTATTAGTACTATTAATTTTAGTAGGACCTCCTCCTGCAAAATCACTAAAAGCAGGATTTAAAGACTTTGTTCTTTCTCCTAAGGGCCCTATCATATCAGGTATTCCCATCTTATACTCCTTATAGATAATATTAAAGTATTATTTCTTATTTATAACGAAACTCATGGTATATTCTGGCCTATATAAAGCGAAAAACACTAACAAGTATAATGGTGACCACACTAATATAGTATATAGGTCTTTGTGGGAGAAGGCTGTATTTCAGTGGTGTGATAAGAATGCAAAGGTTAAGAGCTGGAGTTCAGAAGAAATAGTAGTTCCATACTATTATGATGTTGATAAAAAATATCATAGATACTTTGTCGATATGAAGATAGTATTTGAAGATAAAACATTATTAGTTGAGATTAAACCAGAAAAAGAAACTGTTCCTCCAGTTGGTCCAAAGAGAACAAAAAGATATGTAACTGAAGGTCTTACATATGTCAAGAATATGAATAAGTGGGAAGCTGCAAATGAATATGCTCGAGATCGTGGTTGGGAGTTTCAAGTGTGGACAGAAAAAACTTTACAACAAATGAAGTTGTTGACAAAGCCTGTACCGGGAAAGCTTAAGTCATATAAACCTTTACCTTCTTATCGTAAAAAGCGTAAGAAACGTTATAAATAGTCTTATGAGTAATTTATTTCAAAAACTAGAACTTGAAGCTTTTCGTAAAGGTATTACTCCTCGAACACAAGAGTCACGCGAGTGGTTTCGTAGACGTGTACAACGTCTGACGAGAGTAAATCGTGAGTCATTAATGAGAGAAGAAGGTGTAAATAAAGTAAGTACACCATTATTAGGTAGTATGATGATGTTCTTCTATGATCCTAAACTTAAAGATAAGCTTCCATATTATGATACGTTTCCATTGGTAATACCTGTTGAAAGAGCTCCGGGTGGATTTAGAGGATTAAATTTACATTACATACCACCAATTTTAAGAGCTAAGTTTTTAGATAGTTTACTTGACTTGGTTAATAATAAAAAGTATGATGAATCAACGCGTTTTACTTTAACTTATAGATTACTTAAAGGTGCGGCAAAATTTAAATATTTTCAACCATGCTTCAAGCATTACTTAATGGATCATGTTAAGTCAAGATTTGCACAAGTACCAGCACCTGAGTGGGAGATTGTAACCTTTATGCCTACTGCCAGCTGGAAAAAAGCTAGTGCAGGAAAAGTATATTCAGATTCAAGAAAGATAGCAAATGAGTAATAGTGTAGATGAATTAAAAGCTTTAGCAAACACTAAGTTAGGTTTTGCAAGAAATAATAGATTCTTAGTTACTTTACCGACAAACTTTGGCGGAGGTGGCGGATTATTACGAGGAATAGTTGGACTACTAACTGGTGGTGGAGGCGGTGCTTCAGGAAGAGAGCTAAATATATTGTGCACAAACGCCACATTGCCAGCCAAAACTACTCTAACTAATGATCGTAGGATTGGAATGGAATTTCAAAAAATAGCTTATGGATATGCAATTGATGATGTTAGTATGACATTCTACTTAATGAATGATTATGGTGTTAAAGAATATTTTGATGCTTGGAGAAATACTGCAATTCCGGAAGATGGTAATAATGCTTTCACTAGTAATTATAAGAGCCAATATGCTAGGAATGTTACTATACACCAGTTAAGGCAACCTTTAGCAGGTGTTAGTAAACAAGTAGGACCAATAAGATTTAATGCAGGTATTGGTGGAGGAACTGTATATTCAGTAGATTTAATAGATGCGTTTCCTGTAAACACCAGCGCAATAGAATTAAACAATGAACTAGATGGTCTTGTTCAATTAACTGTATCATTTGCATATACTAATTGGCGAAGATCATCAGATACACAAGGGTTTATTAATATGGACATTGATACACCTTTAGGTGGAATTGACTTATTATAGGAGTGAAATGAATGGGTTTACCACAACTAAAAAATGATGTGCCAAAATATGAAATGATAGTGCCATCAACTAAGCAGGCGGTTAAGTATCGACCTTTCTTAGTAAAAGAACAAAAAGTATTACTTGTTGCATTTGAGTCAAAAGATTCAAAGCATATACTTCGCGCAATGTTAGATTGTCTAGCTGCGTGTGTACAAGATATTAATATAAACTCTCTTGCAACTTTTGACGTGGACTACATGTTTACACAGGTAAGATCTAAATCAGTAGGAGAAAGCACACAAATCTTACATGCATGTGAAGAATGTAATGAAGAAAATGAAGTGCAGTTAAATTTACAGACAATTAATATTGAAACTGATAAAAACTGGGAAAAAGAAAAACTTATTTCTTTAACTGATACGATTAGTGTGGAATTAAAATATCCTACATATAGTGATGTTATGTCAAACAAGTCTTTAGATAATGAGAATAGTTCTCAGATTGAAGCATTATTTGAATCAATTATATCATGTTTACATAGCGTAAAAACTGAAAATGAAAATATTTTAATTAAAGATGAGCCGCGAGAAGAGATAGAAACATTTATGAACTCATTAACGAATGAACAGTTAGAAAAAATTACTGGTCTTGTAGAAAAGATGCCTACATTAACACATACTTTAAAGTACACGTGTAAGAAGTGTAGTCATAATAATACAATAGAACTGAAAGGTTTAAATGATTTTTTTTAATTAACCTCTCTCATGAAACCTTGGAGAATTACTTCAAGACTAATTTTTTGATGATGCAACATTTTAATTATTCTTTAACAGAGTTAGAACAAATGTTACCGTGGGAGAGAGAGGTTTACTTGATATTACTAAATGATTTTATAGAAGAAAAAGCTAGAAACGAGCAGCAACAGGTAAGATAAAATGACGACATTAGCACAAGTTAATAGTACACTTTTGGAAGTTTCAGATAACACTAAAGAAACTAGTAGAGGTATATCTGCATTTGTTAAATATCTCGAAAAACAAAAAGTTAGAGAGTTAGAAGCTCAACGAGAAAAAGAGTCAAATAAAGCAGCAACTGTAGCTAAAGCAAGTTCGGCAACAAAGAGTCAAAGTGGTGGTAGTGGAGGTGGGTTCTTAAGTAACTTAATTTCAAATCCGCTTGGTGCCTTAGGAACTGGTCTTGCATTAGGCAGCGCTGGACTGTCAAAAGCAGTAGGTAGACTTGTAGTTCCTGCAATCATGGTGGCTGCATCAAAAGCCGCTGGCGAGTATATTGAAAGCGAAACAGGAAGTAAAGAGCTAGGAGATGCAACAAGACGTGGAATGGTCGGCGGCGGTATAGGCTTAATATTTGGAAAAAGATTTGGAATTATAGGAGGACTTATCGGTGCGGCATTTACAGAAGAGAATAAAAAGAAACTTGAAGAACTAGGCGAATCTTTAAAACCAGCTGGTGAAGCTTTAAAAGCACAAGTTGAAAAGTTAACAGGTGAGTTACCAACTGCAGATGAAGTTCTTAAAAAGTTTCAAACTACTTTAGGTAATGCTTTAACTGGAATAACAAATATAGCTAAGGGAGACTTTACTAACATTAATGATTACCTAGGAGACATTGCAATTTCTGCAGGCGCTATTTTTACCGCACTGGCTCCTAAGAGTGCTTTTAATATTGCAATGAAAACTTTACGAGCTTCTTTTGCAGGGCTTAAGTCAGCATTCAGCAGTGGTCTTTCAGCAATTGGAATGTCAAGTAAGTTAGGTAGTGAAGCTTCAAAAACTTTAAAAGATGGAAGTAAAGTAAAGATTCAAAAAGGAGCATTAAAAGGCCAAACTGCAACATATGATGCAAAGGCTGGTCAGTTTCGTGGAGCTGAAGGTAAGTTTCTTAAGAGGGCAGATGTAGGAATTTCTAATAAAGCAGAAATGGATGCTTTAAAAAAGTTTCCAAGAATGGCTAAGTTTTTAAAACTAGGAAAAGTTTTAGGTCCATTAGGATCAGCATTAGGTATAGCTCAGCTCGCAATGATCTTAGCTGACGATGGACCAATTTCAAGTAAAGTTGATGATATAGCTGGCGTATTTGGTGGAATAGGTGGAGGTATATTAGGCGCGATTGCAGGTACTGCTGTAGGTGCACTAGCTACGGGACCTTTAGCACCTATCGCTGCTCCAGCTGGTGGACTACTAGGAGCGATTGGTGGATCATTAGCAGGTGATGCCTTAGCTCAAGGAATGGCACAGTTTTTATTAGGACAAAAAGTTACAGCATTTCCTTGGTGGACTGGATTAAATAAGATGCTGTCAGGTGATACTCAATCAGTTAATGAGAGTATGACAACTCAAGAAAAATCACAAAAAAGTTATAGTAATAGTCGCGGTGCTAAAAGAAATCAAAGAAGTAGTATTACTACCACTCCAAATGTATCAGTATCCACAAAAAATAATAACTATAATCAAAAATTAAAGACCAGTATGATGGCTATTGATGATTTTGCAGGAAGTAAATCCGGAACTACCGTGATTGGTGGCGATAGTACTATTACTAATAATAATACCAATAATAGCGTATCAAATACCAGTGTAGTCGCTAGATCCGGAGTTTATGATGCTCAAGACCAGTTTGGGTTTATGCCAACTTAGTCTTGCTTAGCAAGTTTTGAAAAGTAAGATAACGTATCCTCATCTTCACTACTGATTTCTTCAGCAGTGACCGGCTCGTGTGCAGGAATAGGATCATTCATTTTAATCTCTTCCCTGACAGTATAAGCACCAGCGGTTGCCTCCTCACCAAGAACTCTCATTAACTTAGTTTTAAGTTCATCATATGACTTATAGTTCTTAGGATTTGTAAACTCAGTTAGGTCATGCATATTATTATATGCTTCTTCTAACTTAGCCTCATCTGCACTTAAGAACTGAGATGCTGAAGAGAACTCTGACTTATCATAGTTTCTATAACCTTCAACGTTTCTTATCTTAAGTTTAAAGTCGGCGCCTTCCCAGAAATCGAATGGATCGATTGGTGTCTCGTCCGCGAATGCAGGATTCATAAGATCATATATCTTATCAAATATCTTCTTACCAAACTTATATAAGAATACCTTACCTTCGTTTTGAGGAGCTGATGGATCATTGACTACATAGATATTAGTTACATAGTGTAACCTTCTCTTCTGTGATCTTGCCTTGTCCTTATCAGACTCGATACCTGAGTTCCATAATCTTGAGTTGAGCTCACCAACAGGATCAGGTTGACCTACTGAAGTAAGTGAGTTTTCAATATACCATTGACCGGTTGGGCCTTTAAACCCGTGGTCCCAGTATCTTACGAATGGAAGGTTATCATCTTTACCAGGGAGAAACCTGATGACTGCATAACCATTACCTGCCTTATCAACAGTTGGCTTCCACATTCTCTCATCTACATAAGATTTTGTTTCACCAGTGTTAGTGGCTTCTGCTGCCTTGATGATTTTATTGATATTTGAACCGCGACTGCGCTTTAATGTTTCGAATGACATAGTATTGTCTCCTTATTACTGAAATATTAACTGAAATGTAATACTATATATAATAGTATTTAGTTGAATAAAGATGAGTCAATGGCATTCTTCTTAGGTAAGAAGTTTAAGTCCATTGCCTCAGCTTCAAGCTTATCTTTAATAACTGGCGATATAAACTTTCGAATGTCTTCGATTTCTATATTGTTAGTTTCACATACCTTAATGATTGCATCCATGTACGGAATCTTAAGATCTGCTACGGTAGCTTCGATAAGCTTTGTAAATTTAGACTTTGATAAAAATTGTTCTTCTATTTTCATTTGTCTAAAATCCTTAATAATATCGTATCTTTATTGATACGACCGTTTGCGTCTTTACGCTTAACCTTTTGAAGTTTATCATCCAAGAACTTACTTATTTGATTATAGTTCTTATTAAGTAGAGTTGGAAATATCTCCATTGGCTTTCTAAGTTTAGCCTTAAAACTTGCCTGTGGATTGAAGTTCTTAATTGTAGAACCAGATATTTCAAATCCACGTGATGCCTCAGTTTCATAGACGCATAACTCTTTGTATTTAGTATTGAAAGTATATAACTTATACTTACCAATAATTTGAATAGGATGAATTGAGACGATCTTAAAGTCATTATCCTCATTCTTATATTGTACTTTAGAAACCTGCTTATCTGCAGCTTTAGGCTTCTTAAGGTTAACTGTACGTGATGCTTTAGTAGCTGACCTGATTCTTTCAAGATCTTCGAGCATGACAGTACATATTTTAATTCTTTGGTTGAGGACCGACCGTTTAAGGTGGGAGTAACCTTCTACAGCTTGTTCGCATCTCTTATGGTATGCGTCTTCATAATCAAGAAGCCAGCCCTCAACCATTGGCTTAACGTGACTTATTGCAGTATTTGTTAAGCCGTGATACTTGAATCTATCGTATAAGTTAATAGTGGCATCTTCACCTTCGATCCACTTGTCTTCAAGTTCAAGTAATTCTTGCATTATAGTATTATTAATTTTACGTACTAACCTATCTTGTGGTGACAGTGATATCACGTTTAAGTTAGCTTTCTTTTCTTGTTGTCTTTCATTATATAGTACTTTACCAGTTTCAATAAGTGGTATCATCTTATCAAAGAGATGTGATAGAAAGCCAGCAGCCTTTTCGGATTCATTAGTTTTATTTAAATTATTATTATACCAATATGCTGTGGCTGCGTGATGTGTCATAGTAAAGTGATAATCAGGATTGCAAAGCATGTACTTTGACGGAACAGGAAAGTTTTTCTTGATCCAAGTCTTAACCTGACTTATACAGTCTTTCTTATCAACTTGAAGATGAAAGTAATCTTTAACTGCGTCAAATCCTTTATCGATTGGAACACCTGCTAATCCAGTTCTTGCTCCTGCTCTTGCGTTTTTCTTCTTGGCTCTTTTGCCTTTTAGTGCTTGTAGTCCCATATTAAACTCCCATTTATATGTCGTTTTCGTTGATGTAATTAAGTGTTGCACTTCGTACCATAGTTGGATATTCACCAAGGTATGTACCAGCATCTAGCATTTCTTTAGTTACTAGGTGCTTGTGCATGTGGTTTATGTTATCGTAGTTAGCAAGTATGTCTTTACCTAACTGATCAAACTCATGATCAGTAATAAGATTAGTATTGAGCTGATAGTAAGCGTAAGAACACATTAGATATTTAGCTATTGGATTCTTCAAGAAAGTCTCCTTTAGCTGTTCTGAATTGTTGATACTTAGCTCCTAAAGAGCAAATTAAGCCATCTGCCAAATCTGGTTCATTATTAACGATTTGTTTGAGAAGTTCTTCTCTTTGTTCATAGCTCATTTGACAGATAGACTTAAAAACTGTTTTTGGATTTACTGAAGGAATATTCCATGTAACTTTCATTATGCGTGACCTCTTTGTTTAAGAGACTCATGCATTGCTTCAGTATCGGTGTAATACTTATCTTGATGAGCAATGTTGATTTTAGTTGACATAGCAACTGCTAGTCCACTATTTTTTTCGATAAGCTTTTGAGCAAACTCATCTTGGTGAATAGGTGACATTGCTTCTAGCTGTCTGATAATATTGGCATAATTAAACATTTTTGAACTCCGCTTTTTTCATTTTATAGATATATTCTATCACAGTTTTTCCGAAAAGTAAAGGACTTTTTTCACTTTTTTTCATTTTTGTTGTTAACATGTTAATTACGCCTCATGGTAGCATATTCTTTAGCATCAGCATTTTTACTGACAGGTACCATGTTTGACTTATGCATAGTAGCTATACCAGTAATAAAATCACCAGTATAAGTATTTTGTTTAGACTTACCAACAACCTTACCTACGAAGTTACTTGTTGGTAGAGAACGTGAGTGCTCTTTATAGTTAGGAGCACTAATTCCTGAAGATTTGGACTTATGCTTTAATTGATCAGGATGGACACCACGTGACCTAAGCCACTTATCATGCTCGGCTTGAGCTTTTTGCCAACCCGGCCTACGAAAAGGTTGCTTTTTTTTCTTAGTATTATTATCGTTGTAGTAGATCGGTAATAAATGCATTGTCATTTTTAACAGCTCCAAATAATTCATTTAAATTAATATAACCATAGTTGACTGCAAACAGTATTGCAACTATTATCATAATGACCACTGCATTACGAAAGAACCAGCCAACTATGGAAAAAAAGACGCCTACAATCAATGCTCCAGCTACTGCGAAGAAGAGGAGTTGAAAATATAGTGGAAGCATCGATTGTATTTCGGAAGGACTAGGCATAAAGCGCTAGCTCCTTTTGTGCCTCCTCAGGTGTGGCAAAGTAACCACTATACCTGTTGTATGGCTGGATAAATCCTTCGGACTTATCTATCTTGCCAACGTACCAACCGGCAGCTGAGGCCATAACGATGGCTTCAGATACGCCATCATTATCGAATTGAATGTCTTTGATTTGTTTTTGAATTTGCATTTTAGTTTCTCCGCTTGTTTCATTTTATAGATCTATTATACACTAGTTTTTAAGCTTTGTAAAGGAAAAAATACAATTAATTTAAATTTTGTTATTAACATGTTAACTATGTTTTATATCTTTGTATTTCATCCGGTCCAGAGATGGTTGACATCTCCGGACTTTTATTTTTTAAAGCACGTAGCTCTTCGTTAAGTTCTTTAATGCGCTTATATAAAGCATACTTTTCTTTAACCTCTTCAGCTATCTGCTTTTCTAGTAGTTCTATTTTAGTGAATAGTTTCTTCGTCATCTTCTAAATCCAATTTAAATACGAATTCCATTCCATTATCATTACTGGCTTGATGAACCATCTCGCCAAGAGTATAGTTTTCATCATCGACAGTAAAGATAATTTCATTCTCTTCGTCAAACTTTTTTAGTTTTTCTTTTTTAAAATTTATTACATTTGATTTTTTAGGCATTAATTAATTCTCCATCCTAG